CTATGAAAAGGTATGGCAAATGAACTTTCTTGAATTTTTAATTTCTTTAGCACCCGAGGGTGAGACGGCGCTAATCGTGCGTCAAAAGCCCCAACTTAAAGACGGCGAAATGCAGTTCCATGCAGACGGCGCAATCAAATGCACATGGCCTGCAATGCTGCCAACGGCCAACATCAAAAAAGACTGGGCGATCTACGGCAACACCGCCAGCTTCATCATCGACCGCTTCAAAGACGGGCATGTGTCTGCGTCTGCCGCCAACTGCGAGTATGTGTTGGTGATGGTCTTGGACGATGTGGGCACCAAAGCAGACATCCCACCACTTGAGCCAACGTGGAAGATGGAAACCTCAGAGGGTTCGTTCCAATGGGGCTACGCCTTCTCAGAACAGCCTACAAAGGCCGATTTTGCAGCCGCCATCAAAGCCATCGCAGATGCAGGCTACACCGACAAGGGCGCGATCAATGCGGTGCGTAACTTCCGCCTGCCTGACTCGATCAACCTGAAGCCCGACCGCAATAACTTTGCAGCTAAGCTCGTCGAATTCCACCCTGAACGCGACTTCACACTCGAGCAAATCTGCAAAGCCCTTGACGTGGTGCCCGCGCCTGCTGACTCTGTTGGCGTGCGTCCCATTCGCATTTCAGACGATGGCGCGGATGATGTGATGGCGTGGCTGTCAGGTCAGGGTCTGCTCTTGTCTAAACCCAACGCTGAGGGCTGGGCTGGCGTGATCTGCCCCAACTCAGCCGAGCATACTGACGGCAATCCCGAAGGCCGCTACATGCCCGCCAATCGTGCGTACTGCTGTCTGCATAGCCATTGCCTTGAGATCGACTCTAGTGTGTTCCTCAAGTGGGTGGCTGACAATGGTGGCCCCAAGCACGCCCCAGGTCTTCGTGATGAACTGCTGACGATGGCGATGGAATCTGCGCTGTCAAAACTCACGCCCTCTGACATGTTCACTGATGACGCTAACAGCGTGATTGCTGAGGTTGAGCGCAAAGAACTTGGACGCATTGAGAAGTCGCAGTGGTATGAGCGTTTCGCGTACATCCAAGACGATGAGTCTTACTTTGATATGCAAGACCGCCGTGAGGTGTCGCGCAGTACATTCAACGCCCTGTTCCGTCACATCGCCTGCAAGTCCATCCACGGCAAGAACCCCAAGATTGAGGCGTCTATCTGCTTCGATGAGAACCGACAAAAGCATGGCGCGAAAGCACTTGTGGGCATTACCTATGCCGCAGGCGAGTCGGTCATTGTCGCCCGTGATGGCGACCTGTTTGGCAATCGTTGGCGTGACGCCCGCCCTCAAGTGGGCACTGGTGATGTGACCCCATGGCTTGAGCATTGCAAGTCGCTCGTGCCTGACGAGGCTGAGTTAGACCACATCTTTGATGTGATGGCCTTTAAAGTGCAACACCCTGAAATTAAGATCAACCACGCAGTCCTGCATGGTGGCGATCAAGGCTCAGGCAAGGACACCATGTGGGCGCCCTTCATTTGGGCAGTCTGTGGTGAACACCTCAAGAATCGTGGCTTGCTTGATAACGACACCATGTCGTCGCAGTTTGGCTACGCCCTTGAATCCGAAATCTTGATCTTGAACGAATTGAAGGAGCCAGACGCAAAAGAACGCCGAGCCTTGGCCAATAAGTTAAAACCAATCATCGCTGCCCCGCCTGAGATGCTGACAGTGAATCGCAAGGGTCTGCACCCTTATCAGATGGCCAATCGGGTTTTTGTCCTTGCGTTTTCTAATGACCCCGTGCCTATTTCGCTTGACTCGCAGGATCGCAGGTGGTTTTGCGTATGGTCGCACGCCCCGCGCATGACTTCTGCGTCTGCTGAGAAGATGTGGAAATGGTATAAGTCGGGCGGATTTGAGGCCATTGGTGGCTGGCTTGCATCGCGTGATGTGACTGCGTTTAATGCTGGCGCGCCTCCAATGATGACTGAGTTCAAGATGAATTTGGTCGAGCATGGCATGAGCATGGCAGAAAGTTACCTTGTCGAACTCATGCGCGCTCGTATGGGCGAGTTTTCCAAGGGCGTTGTGGCGTCTCCCTTCCATGCGCTCTGTGATCGCCTTGCAGGGGCAGCTCCTAGTGGCGTGAAGGTGCCACAACCTGCGCTCTTGCACGCGCTCAAAGAGGCGGGGTGGGTGGACATGGGTCGATTGAAGTCCCGCGAATTCGACACCAAGAAACACATTTTCTGCGCGCCTGAGATGCGTGACGTGAGCAAGTCCGAACTTCGACGCCTTGTCGAAGATGTCCCCGCCCCCCTGTCTGTGAGGTTAGTCAAATGAATCGTGAAGACTTAGATTATGAGGGTCTGCTGTTTGCAGACGGCTTTGATGAGGCCATCATTGGCGTAGCCGAGCGCATTGGCATGGAGCCAGTCGTGGCATATGACACCAACAAGATCATTGAGATTTTGTCGCGTGAGATGACCGAGGACGAGGCCGTTGAGTACTTTGAATTCAACATCTTGGGCGCGTACATGGGCGAGCGCACGCCTGTGTTTGTGGGATAAAAAAAAGCCCCCAATTAAGGGGGCTGTGAGGTGTGGCAACTGCTACAAGTCAAGGAGAATGGCGAGTAGCCCTGCCAGTATAAGCGCAATTAGTAGCACCATCGTGACATGGCCTCCATTGCCCCTCTGTTGAGCAATCTGCGCGCCTCTTGCCCCTCGGCCTGAGCGCGTTTGTATTCGTATTCCTCGGCCTTGCCTAGTTCGTGTTGGTAGCCTAATTCAATATAGTAATGCTCGGTATAGGTGAGGGGGCGAAATGGTGCCAGTGCCTCGGCTATTACGGGATGTGTCATGGCAGTAACTCCCTCACTTCTAGCGTCACTGTGGCGATCTTTTGGGGGTCGCCTTCCTCAATAGCGTCAATCAACACATACAGGGCGTGCTCTAGGTCGCTAATGCGGGAGAACAACGTGGCGGTGCCTGTAAAGCCCTCAGCGTAGGCGATGCGCTCGGCATCCTCGGGTTTAAGTTTGGTTAGATCAATCATTTTTTAGTCCTTAATCAAAGTGTGTTGGGTTTTTGTAGTCTTCCTCAAGCCAAGCCATAACTGTGCAAATGTCGTCCCACTTGTCATCATTGGCTTTAATGCCTTCAGGGATGCACTTGTCGCGGTATTCGTCCAAGACTTCCCGCAAAAAGTCGATAATGTTCTGTTCGTCCATGTTATACATCCCAGTCTTCAGTCGTTAATTTGATGTTGCAGAAGTCCATGTGTGTTTTATTCACATGGTCGCGTATGAGGCCACAAATGGCGTCGATCAAGTCGCGCTCAACTAGGTCGTTGACTGTGAGCGTAGCGAACGGCTCGGCCTCGATGCCCTCGGGCGTAAAGGCATTGCCCCTGTGAAAAGTTATTTTCGTGCGGTCGTAGTGTGTCATTTTTGTAAGTCCTCTTCAATGACCGCCATCGCGGTGCAAATGTCGTTCCAAATTTCGTCAAATTGCTCGTCACCTTCGGGGATAAGGTCAGCGCGGTAAGCCTCCAAAGCTGCCCACACAACCGCTAGTTGTTCGTCTATGTCGTGCATGGCTTGACCTCCTCTATGTTGGTTATGTCCCAGTCACCAAAACCTGAATCTTTAAAGTCGCCCCCGTCCATGTCGCGGGCAATTTCCCACGCTTGGTCGTCGTCCTCGGCCTCTATGTCGACATAGACATAAGTTATGTATTGGGCTTCTACTCGGTAAGTTTTCATTTTGTGGCCTCCCAGATGTCCTCAATGTGCCAGTCGTCTGGGTCACATACTGTGTCGTACACACTGCCGTCCAACTGTTTGGCTATTTCATAGGCTTCGTCTATGTTCTCAGCCTCAATTTCAGTCTGGCACATGGCTAAATAAGATGCTCTTACAATGAATTTTTTCATTTTGTTCCCTTTGCGTAGTTGACGGCCTCAAGCCATAAAAGCCAAGCATCCTCAATGTGCCCCCAGTAAACAATGGCGTCTCTGACGGCCTGTTGGTCTTTAAAGGTGCCCTCTTGCGTCTTGTCTTTGTTTGCAAAAAAGTACTTAACTTCTTCGTCAGGCGCGGTCGCCATGCACTTGCCATAGAAGTGCATAAAGGCTTTTTGTTCGTTGTTCATACTTCCACCTCAAAATCCAAGTCCACGCTGATGAAATAAAGGCTTCGCCCATCTTTCAACTGCACATAGCAGAATGGATGGTCGTCAGGGTCTGCGGGGTCGTCGCCTTGGGTCGCGCCTTCTAACTCTTGGGCGGTGATATATAGATCATCGTCTAACGTGTCGTAATCGCTGAACGTACGGGAGGCGGGGACAGACATGCCGTCTTGTGCAAGGTCGTCTCGCATGCGGATGGTATAAGTTTTCATTTCAATAATTCCTATAGATGATGGTGCCGGTTGATGTTTTGCCTACAAAAGCAGCGTTTTCTTCAAGCGTGGCGATGACCTCAGCGATGGCCTCGTCCTCGTCCATGCCCTCGGTGTCGATGGCATACTGGTCGCGGATATTCTCGGGGCTGTCTTCGCTGTAATCACAGCACAGCGAGACAACGTCCAGTTCGATCTCCTCGCCTGTGTCCATCTCATAGGCTTCGAGGTAGTCAAACAGAAGCCCGAGGGCTTCATAAGAAAATTGATCAGCACGCCCACAGGCGCGGAATTCGTCACGAAAACTAGATGCAGTGTTAATGGTTTGGTACATGATTAACTCCAAAGAATGTCGAAATAGGCGAGCGCGCCCACTGTTAAAAGTAAGCCAATGGCGATGGCGGTGAGGATGTCATACAGTTTGTTCATGGTTTGCCCCTTAGATGCAGTCGTTATAGCGGTCTTGCATCTCGAAGACCTCTTCGTCATCCAGTCGCAAGGCGCGGGTGACGATGTTTACCGCCATCTTGTAAGGGTAGCCTTCACCCCTTACGTATTCCAAGATCGCCCAACTGCTGTTGCACTCACGGCTCATGGCGATGCACTCATGTGCTATTTGTGTTTCTTTTATCATGCTGTGGCCTTTTGGTTAAGTGTTGCAAATTCGGTCAGGGTAACTAGGCGGACGCGTTTGTCGTCAATGCGCCAACCTTTAGCGCGAGCAAATCGGATGGCTTGCATAAATGTGCAGGGTACTGTCACATCGCGCCATGTGTTGTCATAGTCCTCAAACAACACAATCAAATAGTCTTTTTTCCAAGATGTACTTTTCATAGTTTGCCTTTCAGTTAAGTAATGCTTTGCAAAGCGCATCGGCCTCGGATGCGTCGATGGCTGTTCTAAATGCGTCCACATATTCAGCGAATTGCGGATGGTTTGAGCGCATCTGAACGCCACCGGACTTGCGTGTCGATTCGACAATCAAGCCGGAATTGTTCATCAGATGCACTGCGTAATTAGCAGATTGATGGAGAGTTAACATACTGTTTGCCCTTTCTGTTGTTGATGTATCTATTGTAAAGGATTCTTTTGCACTGTCAACAACTATTTTGTCGTTATGCAAAAATTGCATAAAGTGTGGACAATGTGGATAAATGTGTGGACTACGAATCGACCACTGTATGACCCACGCGCAAAGGCACAGCCTGCGCGGTGTTCGAGGGTTTGTGGACAATGTGGACAATATAAAAAGATAAACTAAAAGACCTATATTAAAATACAGTAGGGTAATTACCTACAGTCTACCGCCACCGATTTAAAATGGGCGTCCACATTGTCCACATTGTCCACAAATGGGCGACGCATTTAAACGCGTTTTAAGCCATTTTCTGCGTTTTGCACACTAACCCCTTGCCAGAAGTTGTCCACACCACAAGTACCAGTTGTCCACAGTTTTAAGTCTTATATAAGACCAAAGCCTGTGCATAACTTGAACCCCTTGGGGTATGTTATCCACAGCCTGTGCATAACTTGTGGACAAGTTGGACAACCTAAAAACACATTGTCCACATTGTCCACACTCCTACTGGTAGGAGTACCAACTAAAAACTTGTTGTCCACATTGTCCACAATGTCCACAGCCTAGATGTTAGTGGCCACTGACCAAAGGCCAAAAAACTTCGAGGGGGAGGGGGTAGGGCCGACGGCAAAGGGCCAGCAAAAACGTAGCGTTCACGAACAATTTTTTTTTCTTGTAGAATAAAGCCACGTGCAAAAAGCATGGAGAGCAAATGTTCTACTCGATTCCATTTACACCGCGCAAGGTCGAAGCAACAGAGTCGCGCTTGAAGGCGGTATATGACGCGGCCAAACTTGGCCTTAAGGGCGACACCTTGGCGCTTGCCGCAGGCATGCTGCCCACCGAATATCGGCAACTCACGCAACTTGACCCCGTCGTTGAGATGGCTGCGCAAAAAGGCAAAGCCGACGGTGAGATAGAAATGGCCAATATCATCCGCAACGCCGCGCTAGAAGGCGACGCCAAGATGGCACTAGAAGTTTTAAAACATCAACACGGCTGGGTGGCCAAGCAGGCCATATCTGTCGAAGTGGATCAGCGCATCTCCATCACTGGCGCGCTGGCCGAGGCGACTAAGCGAGCGTTAACTGTAGAAGATGCCCAGATAATCGAGCCACAACTAAATGCAATCGACCATATACAGCGCTGAAGACGAACAAGAGCTTATGGCGCGTCTGTGGGCGCCAGCAATCAAGGACAACCCCTTGGCGTTTGTGATGTTCGCGTTTCCATGGGGGCAACCAGGCACACCGCTTGAGCATTTCAAAGGCCCACGCAAATGGCAGCGCGAGGTCTTGCAAGAGATTACTGACCACATCCAAGCCAACAAAGGCAAGCTAGACTTCAATACCTTAAGACATGCGGTCAGTTCTGGCCGTGGTATTGGCAAGTCGGCGCTGGTCAGTTGGATCACGATTTGGATGCTGTCCACGCGGATCGGCTCGACGACGATCATCTCGGCCAACAGTGAGTCTCAGCTACGCTCGGTCACATGGGCCGAGATTACCAAGTGGTTAGCGACCGCGATTAACAGCCATTGGTTTGAGGTGTCGGCGACAAGAGTGATGCCCGCCAAGTGGCTTACGGAATTGGTCGAGCGTGATCTCAAGAAAGGCACACGCTACTGGGGTGTGGAAGGGCGCTTGTGGTCAGCCGAGAATCCCGACGCATATGCTGGAGTGCACAACTTCGACGGTGTGCTGGTTGTGTTCGACGAGGCGTCAGGTATTGAAGACAGCATCTGGGCGGTGACGAGTGGATTTTTCACGGAAAATACGCCTAACCGTTTTTGGATGGCGTTCTCCAATCCGCGTCGCAACACTGGGTACTTCTACGAAGCGTTCAACAGCAAACGGGAGTTCTGGATTACCAAGGTGGTTGACGCCCGAACAGTCGAAGGGACGGACAAACAAGTCTACCAGCAGATCATCGACGAATATGGTGCTGATTCTAGCCAAGCGCACGTCGAGGTATACGGTCAGTTCCCGTCTGAGGGCGACGATCAGTTCATATCAGCCAATTTGGTGGACGACGCGATGAAGCGGCCTAAATATCAGGACGCCAGCGCCCCAATTGTGATCGGCGTAGACCCTGCACGCTTTGGCGCGGATGCAACAGTCATCGCCGTGCGGCAAGGACGGGACATTATTGCCATTCAGCGCCACAGGGGCGACGACACCATGACTGTGGTTGGCCATGTGATCGAAGCGATTGAGCAATACAAACCAACATTAGTCGTGATTGACGAAGGTGGCCTTGGGGCTGGCATTGTGGATCGTTTGAAAGAGCAAAGGTACAAAATCAAAGGTGTCAACTTTGGCAATAAATCGACGAATCCGGTCATGTATGGCAACAAAAGGGCCGAAATGTGGGGCAAAATGAAAGATTGGCTGAAAACTGCTTCAATCCCGCTTGACAGGTTTCTTAAAACTGATTTAATTTCGCCTATGATGAAACCCGACTCCAAGGGTACGATATTTTTGGAGTCGAAAAAGGACATGAAGGCACGCGGATTGGCCTCGCCAGATGCGGCTGACGCAATTTGCGTCACTTTTGCCTTCCCAGTAGCCCACCGTGAGGCGCGTGAATCCACGCAGCGCCGCACGTACAATAACAGAGGCGTGGTTGCAACTTCTTGGATGGGATCGTAATGGCTAAGAAATCTGTATCTCTAAGCGTTGGTCGCGGTGAGAAGTTGCCAGTCAGCAAAGGTGCTGGCTTGACCGAGAAGGGCCGCGCTAAGTACAACGCCGCGACTGGTAGCAACCTCAAGGCGCCAGCGCCTAACCCTAAGACTAAAGCAGATCAGGGCCGCAAGGATTCATTTTGTGCAAGAATGGGCGCAGTAGCAGCCAACGCCAAAGATGGCGAACGCGCTAAAGCAGCTCTTAAACGATGGAAGTGTTAAATCATGGCTACTAAACCCGGACTCTATGCCAATATCAACGCAAAACGTGAGCGTATAGCCGCTGGCAGCAAAGAGAAAATGCGCCAGCCAGGTGCCAAAGGCGCGCCAACAGCCAAGGACTTTAAAGATTCTGCTAAAACTGCAAAGAAAAAATAATGGCTGATCCAACCGGAATGGTCGCGGCGGCTAACGTAGCTGCTGGCGGCAAACCTAAAAAGTCTGATTCAGACATTCTGACTACAGCCCGTTCGCGGTTGGACATGGCAGTCTCCGCTTTGGCTGAAAGCCGCGAAGACGAAATTGACGATCTGCGCTTTTATGCTGGATCACCCGACAATCACTGGCAGTGGCCTGCTGACGTACTGGCCACCCGTGGTGCGGTGCAAGGTCAGACGATCAACGCACGCCCAACA